TCTGTATGTAAAGCTACACACTGATTTACATAAGAGGGAAGCTCTGAAATCTGTTCGTTCATAGAGCCGTCACTGAATTCAATCTCACCGGATGTTCCGTTCCATTGAACAACACGTACATTGGTAGGAAATTCAACACTAGAAAAATCTAGTTCGGTAAAAACCATTCCATCATTGATTATTGTTCCATCTTCAATGATCAAAGTAACTCTATTTCTATCTATTGACATTTTATTAATCCTTTAAAGCTATAATAATATCAACATCTTTTAAATGAAGGTCAACACTATTTCTATCTATTAGCATTTTATTAGTCCTTCGAAGCTATAATAACATCAACATATCTCACAGAAAAGTCAATACCGTGACTGTGACCACTACCACTACCAGCTCCACCTATATTTGCATTCTGAAAGCTATCCGTATTGTTCGTTCCCATAGCAGAATTTGTTGCAGTTCCGAAAGTTTTGGAAGTCTTCCATGTAAAGTTGTGATTGTGAGAAGGAACTGTTGATTTAGTTAAGCTAAAATTATCAACGCTTCTGTTTGTAAATGTACCAGTGAAAGTGTTAGTTCCACCAGAAGAAGCAGTACCTGAAACAAGCCTTAGTGCTTTGTTGTCATGTGAAGTACCTTTAGTCCATCCCGTAGGAGCAGCAGTCTGGTAAAATACTTGTAGTGTTCCTGCATCAACCATTAGTCTTTCTCCGCCAGAATACAATCGACGTATTGAACCTGCATATTTATACCATGCGAGTGGGATCCACCAGTAGGGCTATTGCTTCCATCATTGTTAGTAGCAACAGCACCAGTATTATTTCCTAAACCCCCTACATAAACTAAGTTTGATGTTCCACTGTTCTGTCTAAGTGACGCCCAGTTGTGGGTGTGTGAAGGTATTTGGTTTGTCGTAAGTGTTCTTCCGCTAGTAGATATTGAAGCCCCAAAACTACCTGTAAAGTTTGCATTACCGCCCGTTCCGACATTACCCGAAACAAGTCTTATAGCTTTATCGTTATGTGTGGTCAGCTTAGTCCATCCCGTAGGAGCAGAAGTTTGCTGAAACACTTGAATAACTCCAGTTGCAAATTCTGACATATTAAGCCGCCTTCGATGCTATAATAGTATCAACATACGTAACTTGCATACTTAAAGTGTGATCATGAGAACCACTATTACCAGTAGTATCACTTATAAATGTACCAACAGTGGTGGCAGAACCAGTAGAACCACCATTGCTGCCACCGCCACTGTTTTGATTGTCGTCAGTCCGATTAGTGGGACGACCGTGGTTGTGATTACCCATTGTTGAAGTGGTAATGGTTGTTGAATTTACAGCCATAGATGATGCAAATGCTGTTGTAAAGTCTCTATTGCCACCTACTCCAATAGTGCCTGTTATTACTCTAAATGCCCTATTGTCATATGTGGTGTCCTTAGTCCAACCAGTGGGGGCAGTAGACATATTAAACAACATTGCTGTTCCAGCCTCAAAAGCTTCACCGCCAAAAAAATTAGTTGCTGCAAGCAGAATTGAACTCATTATGTAACATCCGTTCCTGTTACTACAACTGCGTTACTATCAATCCACGTTATTGTAGTCATGGACCTAGCTCCTAATGTCAAGGTATTGTTATGAGTAGTATCATTGTCAGCACCACGTCTCATAGATGTTACTGTTGAACCATCCTCTAGTGTGACGGTGCCGTTCACGTTATTATATACTGCCATAACTGTTCCAACGGCAGAAGCGCCTAAAGTAATTATTGATACGCCAGTTTGTAGTATATAAACACCTTCATTTGTTATGGTCGTATCAGCGCTGAGTGAAGTATGTCTTGGGGTTCTGACAGCACTAACATCGTCGGTAATTGTTCCGCTTACCTCAAGTTCTGTGCTTGGTGACGAATCACCAATACCTATTCTATTATTTACTGTATCGACCGTTATAACATTGTTGTTTGCTACAAATGTTGATTGAGTAAATGTCTGAATATAATTATTTGTAGTATATAACGTGCTATTTTTGCCATCCAACAAGTCAGCATCTAGACCTGATCCTACACCGTCTACAGTTTTAATCTTGGTTAAAACATCTGCAGCCGTGTAAGATGAAGAATTTAGTTTAGTTCCAAGCTGTGTTTGAACATAGTTATTTGACGAAAACAAAGACTTAGCGAAGTTGTTAGACGTAAATCTTCCTTGAATGTAACTATTAGAAGAAAAGTTTTTAGATTCAATATAAGTATTTGTAGTATATAACGTGCTGTTTTTGCCATCCAACAAGTCAGCATCTAATCCTGACCCCGAGCCATCTACTGTTTTGATCTTAGTAAGAACATCTGATGCAGTATAAGAAGAAGAATTTAGTTTTAAGCCGAGTTGTGTTTGAACATAGTTATTTGACGAAAACAAAGACTTAGCGAAGTTGTTAGACGTAAATCTTCCTTGAATGTAACTATTAGAAGAAAAGTTTTTAGATTCAATATAAGTATTTGACGCAAAATCTACAGAATCTTTACCATCAAGTCTGTCAGCAGATCCAGAAATATTAATTGAGTAAGTACCAGAAAGTCTACCTGACGCCAGAGTGCCAGACGTGATGTTGCTCGCATTAGTAAAGAAATCTTGTGCGTATGTGTTTGACGTAAACGTAGACTGAACATAAGTGTTTGTTGCTCTTATACCCAATCTCGTATTAAGTTCACCCTCAACATAGTTGTTGGAGGTAAAATTTGATTTAACAAAATTGTTAGAAGCGAATCTTCCTTGGGAATAGTTATTTGACGTAAATGTTGCTTTTACAAAACTATTAGATGCGAATGTTTCTTGTGCATAAGCATTAGATGTATAAGCTACGGCTAAACCGTCATCTGTGACATCACCATTCGTGTTAACGTTTAAAGCTAACTTACTGAGATTCTTGTTTACCGACATTTGGTTCCCCGTCGAATATTTCTACTTCCGTGCAAAAGAATGAAGGAAAAAATCCATCAAATGCTCCACCACTATTTAGGAAGTTTTTTGTTCTATGTGCATATTTAGCTTTATCAAAGCCAGCAACTATGATGTCATTACAGTTTTGAAGCACCAGCCACGCTTGGTGTTTTTTTGATTTCTGTACTCTGAATCTCATAATTAACTTACGTCCGTTCCTGTTACTAATGCAAACACAGCCTGAAACATAGTTATCGTAGTGGTCGAATATGCCCCGAGAGTAAGTGAAGTATTATTGGTAGTATCATTGTCAGCACCCTTTCTCATTGTAGAAACAGTCGAACCTCTGTTCAGAGTCATAGAACTTGCGTTATTATTATAGATTGTCATTACTGAACCGTCTGCTGGTGCTCCCAAAGTAAGGGTAGGTGCATTGGTACAGTAATATACTCCTTCATTGGCAATAGATGTAGCTGTGGTTATAGCTGTCCTACGAGGGGTTCTAACATTACCCACAGGATCATCAAGTGTGCCGTCACTATTAAAAACCAAGTTGTTAGCTGACGAAGAAGCATTTTTTATTGCCGTTACTTTTAATGTGCTCATTATACTACCGTCCAAGATGCGCCGGATGGAATGGTTACTGTAACGCCGCCGTTGACAGTAATAGGACCAGCCGACATAGCGTTTTTGTTTGTCGTTAATGTGTAGTTTGTTGTTACTGTTTGATCGTTCTCATAGAAAATTTCATCAGAGCCACCACCAGTAGCACCACCACCACCACCACCTGAATTGTCTTGGAAGTAGTTATTAGAAACTAAAGACGTAACCTGTAAGCTATCTAAGGTATCAGCATCCAATCCAGATCCAGAACCATCTACTGTTTTAATTTTAGTTAAAACATCTGATGCAGTGTAGGAAGAAGAATTTAGTTTAGTTCCAAGCTGTGTTTGGATATAGTTATTGGATGAATAAGAGGAACCTTGAAGACCGTCTAACAAGTCAGCATCTAATCCTGACCCCGAGCCATCTACTGTTTTAATTTTAGTTAAAACATCTGATGCAGTGTAGGAAGAAGAATTTAACTTTGTTCCTAACTGACCTTGAAGGTAGTTGTTAGAACTAAATGTAGAGTTAACATAAGTGTTGGTCGATCGAATGCCTATTTGATTAGACACTGTAGTGGAGAAGTTAGCATCATCACCAAGAGCAGCAGCAAGCTCATTAAGAGTATCAAGAGCTGCTGGTGCTGAGTCCACAACACTAGCTACTTGAGAAGATACATATGTTTGAATATAGTTGTTAGATGCATAGTGATTAGTAATATAGTTATTAGAGGAATAAGAAGAACCTTGAAGGCCATCTAAAGTATCTGCATCTAGACCTGATCCTGATCCATCTACAGTCTTAATTTTAGTCAGAACATCTGATGCTGTATAAGAGGAAGAATTTAACTTTGTTCCAAGCTGGGTCTGAACATAGTTATTAGATGATAAGGATGTTGAGTTCAAACCATCCAAGGTATCAGCATCTAAGCCAGATCCAGAACCATCTACCGTCTTAATCTTATTAAGAACATCTGCAGCAGTATAAGAAGAAGAATTTAGTTTAGTGCTTAACTGACTCTGGAGGTAGTTGTTAGAACTAAATGTAGAGTTTACATAAGTGTTTGTAGATCTAATTCCAATTTGGTTTGACACAGTAGTAGAGAAGTTAGCATCATCACCAAGAGCAGCAGCAAGTTCGTTTAGTGTATCAAGTGCTGCAGGTGCTGAGTCCACAATACTAGCCACTTCTGCAGCTACAAATGTTTGAATGTAGTTATTAGATGTGTAGTGATTAATAATGTAATTGTTAGATGAATAAGAAGAACCTTGAAGACCATCTAAGGTATCAGCATCTAAGCCAGATCCAGAACCATCTACTGTTTTAATTTTAGTAAGAACATCTGATGCTGTATAAGAAGAAGAATTTAGTTTAGTGCTTAACTGACTCTGGAGATAGTTATTGGATGATAAAGATGTTGAATTCAGACCATCTAAAGTATCAGCATCTAATCCTGACCCCGAGCCATCTACTGTTTTGATTTTAGTTAAAACATCTGATGCAGTGTAGGAAGAAGAATTTAACTTTGTTCCTAACTGTGTTTGGATATAGTTATTGGATGATAAAGATGTTGAATTCAGACCATCTAAAGTATCAGCATCTAATCCAGATCCAGAACCATCTACTGTTTTGATCTTAGTAAGAACATCGGATGCTGTATATGAAGAAGAATTTAACTTTGTTCCTAACTGTGTTTGGACATAGTTGTTAGAAGTAAAAATTCCTTTTACAAAGTTATTAGACGTAAATCTTCCATCAACGTAATTGTTAGTGGTAAACGTTGAGGTGAGATAACTATTGGAAACATTACCACCACCACCACCTGAATTGTCTTGGAAGTAGTTATTAGAAACTAAAGACGTAACCTGTAAGCTATCTAAGGTATCAGCATCTAATCCAGATCCAGAACCATCTACAGTCTTAATGGCAGTGAGGATTTCTGCTGCTGTCTGGTCTGCTGTTGCACTTGCTTCAATGCCATCTAGCTTAGATCCATCAGTAGCTACGTCACGACCATCAACAGTACCACCTACAGTAATATTACCAGTAGTTGATATTGAAGTTAAATCAGTAAGGTCACGTACTAAAGTTGAACCCGTAACAGTTGCCATTAGAATTTCCTTCCTCTAATTCTATTTCTAACCACTTTCATAGGAATATTAGCATCTAGTCCCCCAGAGTAAAGTGATCCATACATTACATAATCAGGAATAGTAGACATTTTATATGGTGCCTTGTTTGGGAATCCTGTTGCTGTATATTTAATCTTTAATTGGTTTCCAGTGCTTGAAAAACTATGTACACCATCAGAATATGATTCCCATGTGCTTCCGTTATTATTACTTACATAATAATTTAAAGTGCAATTGCTTGGAACAAAATGGTCTTCTTTTAGAATATTAGCAAAATTAATATTTTCACTATTGGACATTGTAAATGGTCCAAATTCACAACTCCAATTTCCTATCAAACCTCCACCAACACTATCAGGCCAAACTTTAAAAGTGTGTCCATCACCGCTGTAACCAACTTTAATCCACCAATATGTCCCGTTAGCTGACTGCATTCTGAATATTGGATTCGAATATGATGACCTATAACTTCTACCTCTGCCTCCAGTAGTAGTATCTTCTGTTATATTATTGTGATGAAGCGCTCCCACTATCCTGTTATTGTCCCAATCCATCCAACCATCCATCGAAAATTTGTTTCTGTCCGAGGCAACAGGATTGAAAGTAGGATATGAAGGTAGTTTGTCGGTCCAAGCAGCAGTGTGGTCTTGCTTTTTAGTTCCACTTCTGACTTGCGCAGATGCCGCAACTCCATATGTAGAATCTTCTACATAAATTTGACTTATTATTTGTGGAGCAGACCCTGAAAAACAGTTTGTCACATCACAATATACAAATCTGCTGCTACCACCTATACAAATTTTATTAGGATAATTAGTAGGATCAGGAACAAACAGCCCTTGCTCGTAACCATCATCACCTACACCAGCATCACCCAAATCACACCATACACACTTTGGATTTGCTGTTGAAGCATCTACAATCATCATAAAGTTAGAGTTTACGTAATTGTTATAGAAGACACGATCATTTATTTCATCGTATGCTAAATATGCTCTATATCCGTTTCTATCTACAGTTGCAGCAGTATTTCCTCCACTAGAATAAATGTAAGAAGCTGACGTTCCGTCTATCAACTCTTCAGTCCCATTAGTCCAATGTCTTCTAGGATATTTTTTATAATGAGTTGCGGCGTTGTCTGAAATGTAAATCCAATCACCAGCAGTAACAACACCACAATAGTAACTACTACCTGCTGTGTCTATATTTACTCCGTTGCTAAAAACATATTGACTAGAAGGTCGTGTATTAGTAACCGTTGTGCCGCCTGTCTTTAGGTCTGAGTAATCAACCATCGAATATCCGTTGACGTTGTATGTCATTAACAACATCTGACTTGATCCAGAATGAAATGCCAACGAAACTATATGAGTGTAGGTAGAAGCAGTATCTCTATATAAAGCATTATTATCATGCCATAATTTTGTCATCGATCCATCGTTGTTCAACCTACGAATAGCAGCGCCATCACCCCATCCTGCAGTAAGCAATAAATCGCCATCTACACCATAAGCACCGAGACTAACATTTCTATCACCTCCATCATATTCTCCGCCTATACCGTTAGTCGTTAAGTTGTCCATTCCTCTTGCCCAAACAGGAACAATAGAGTTTTGACCATTACCGTCGGTATATAGTGCGCCTGTGATTGACGAAATATTGCTTCTTGATAACTTTGATGATTCAACACTCAAGTTAAATCTCCTATACATTTCTTATAATTTTTTATAGAATCTTTAAGAACTATAATCATATCTACATTTAGTTCTTCCATTTCCATTTCAACAGCAAGTGCTTCTTCATCTTCTGCTAATCTTTGTTGCATGTGTTCTAATGTCTCATCCATATTACACACTCACAACCTCTACCCAAAATTGGTGATATTTTGCTTTATCTGAAGGTGGTACATTATAAGTGAAATTATCACTTGATCCGCTGTATATCAAAGCTGCACCAGTCCTTGATAAGGCCACTAAAGTCGTTTCAGCATCTTTGTAAATTTCAATATGGTCCAAAAATCTAGTTTCAGGAAGATCGTATTGTATATCATAATTAGTGATACTGGACACGACAGACATGTTAGTGACATCTAAAGATGGAATCGTAAATGATTTGGTTGTAGTTGCAGCAGTAGAATATACACCATTTTTAATAGCATATACACGATATGCAACTGTTCCTCCAGTATCAAAAGATAGGTCAACTACACTCATAGACGCAGCAGCATCTTGAGCAGGGATAATAGAAATCAAAGAATAGTCAGAACCAGTAGCACCGTCACTCCATACTTCATATCTTGTAACACCAGATGTAGACGATTGACCAAATACCATTTCTATTGTTTCGTTCACTACAGTTGTAGAGGTAATGCTGGGAGCGTTTGGAGCAGCTACAGTTTGAAACGCTGAAGCTTCTTGACCATCCAACAAATCAGCATCTAATCCAGATCCAGAACCATCTACAGTTTTAATTTTAGTAAGAACATCTGATGCTGTATAAGAAGAAGAATTTAGTTTAGTTCCAAGCTGTGTTTGGATATAGTTATTAGAGGTAAACGTTGCTATAAGATATGAGTTTGCTACATCACCACCACCTGAATTGTCTTGGAAGTAGTTATTAGAAACTAAAGACGTAACCTGTAAGCTATCTAAGGTATCAGCATCCAATCCAGATCCAGAACCATCTACAGTTTTAATTTTCGTCAAAACATCAGAAGCAGTATAAGAAGAAGAATTTAGTTTATCACCTAACTGACCTTGAAGATAATTATTGGAACTAAATGTTGCAGTAAGATATGTATTGGTGACATCACCTACATTAGTAGTAAACCCAAGACCTTGAAGGTAATTGTTTGAGACATCTCCAGTATTAGTAGTGTAGCCGAGAGACTGTAAATAGTTATTAGATACGTCACCTGTATTTGTTGTATATCCAAGTCCTTGTAGATAATTATTAGAACTAAATGTAGAGTTTACATAAGTGTTGGTTGCTCTAATGCCTATTTGTGTTGAAACAGTCGTAGCAAAGTTAGCATCATCACCAAGAGCAGCAGCAAGCTCATTAAGAGTGTCTAAAGTAGCAGGGGCTGAATCAACTAAAGAAGCTACCTCTGAAGAGACATAGGATTGAATGTAGTTGTTGGTTGTAAAAGTTGCTACTAAAAATGTGTTAGAAGTAAACCTACCATCAACATAATTGTTAGACACATAAGAAGAACCTTGAAGACCATCCAAAGTATCAGCATCCAATCCAGATCCAGAACCATCTACTGTCTTAATCTTTGTAAGAACATCTGATGCTGTATAAGAGGAAGAATTTAGTTTAGTGCTTAACTGACCTTGAAGATAATTATTAGAACTAAATGTTGCAGTAAGATATGTATTGGTGACATCACCTACATTAGTAGTAAACCCAAGACCTTGAAGGTAATTGTTTGAGACATCTCCAGTATTTGTGGTGTAACCGAGAGACTGCAAATAGTTATTAGATGTAAAGGTTGCCTTGACAAAGTTATTGGATGCTAATTTTCCAGAGGTTCCAATAGTAAAGTCTGTAGCTTTAATTGTACCATCAACAATGGTGTTGCCAGTTACTTGAAGTTTATCACTTCCATTATCTGTATTAGATCCTACTATAATATTACCAGCAAACTCTGCTAGTCTGATAGTTCCATCGTCATCAACTTCTAAAGAAGGGATACCGGAAATATCATTTACGGAAAAAATAGTTCCTGTTAAGCTATCAGATATGGAGAATAACTGCCCTGAGTCTCCACTGAAGGAAAGTACATCAGTAGAAAGCATAGACATTGTAATAGTATTAGTACCATTGTTAATGTCATCTTTAAATTCTATGTTACTTGTTGTAAGACCATTCTTAACAACAAATTTTTTGTTATTCGCCATAGGTTCACTTTCCCCTGATTAGCTTTTAAGTATTTATATCGTTCCATTCATCTAATGTATATTCGACCATAAGAGGTTCACCGTTTGGGTCCAACTCACCGTCTGATATTGCTCCCATTAGATTCCAAACCTTCCTCTAGTAGCATTAAAGTTTTGCTTTATTTCTGCTGCTGTTAATGCTCTATCGTATATTTTTACTTGGGAGATTTCACCGTTATAAAAATTAGACGCTCCATTTACATATGAACCTATAGTGGCGAACTGTGTTGGACCTGGAATGATATTTTTATTTCCAGCAAATACTACAAGATTGCCATCAGCGTATATTCTCATTTCATTAGCAGAAATATCTTTTGTAAAGACCCAATTATGCCAACCAGTTCTTTGTTCAACAGTTGTTGCGTATGTAATTCTATCATACGATGTTGAACTATTAGCTCCGCCACAATCAAAATATACCGTATTATCTGACCAAGGTATGTGAACATTAAGTGTTCTTCCTCCAACAAAATTTTCTGCTTCGATTATAGAACTTGCACTCACTGAAGAAGTATTGATCCAAACTGATAAAGATAAGCTAGAATTTGCGGGAATAGATTGCGGAGCAATATTGAGATAATCATCCGTTCCATCAAACGTAGGCGTATCATCTTGACGATATGTCAAACTTGTAGCAGTAACAGTATTTTTACTCTTGGACATATCTAAAAGTGCTTGTGTGTTTGATCTAGTGCCATTTACAAATGGTGTAGCAAATGGTTGCTGCTCTAATTGTATGTTGGCAATATCAATAATACTATTATCGTGATCTATTCTTGCCCAAATATAATCATAAGTTGATCCCACCGTAGCTGTAACTTGTATATTTGTCCATTTGCCTAACTCAAGATCCTTAAAGTTAACATGTTCTGAAGAACCTGCAAACCATATCCAAAATCCATTATCAGCAGGCGATGTTTGAGAAGTGGCAGTAGATTTTTGAATAACCCTAACGTCAGCACTAAATGTAAAAACATCTCCCTCAGACAAATTGGGAACATTGTACATATAATAAGCATCCACATTAGTTGCTGGGTCTGCTCCTGCTGCTACTTCCAATCTATAAACAGCAGAGCGTTTGTATGTCTCGTTCAACAAAGTTGCATTTCTCAAACTGCTTCCAGACCAGTTATCTATAGTGCTAGTGATTAAATTTGTTGTAGGCTTACCTTTAAACGATTTAGCAACATTATCCATGTCATAGGCAAACACCAAACCATCAGTAACGATTCTAGGATTATGATGAAGACTCATCTTCCAAATCTCCCTCTCATAGCATTATAAATCTGTAGAACTTCATCATCAGACAAACATCTCTTATATGCTAACACCGGACCCATCTCACCAATCCAGTATCCAGCATATCCTCTTCCGATTCTAATATTATTAGTTGTGGTTGTAAGAGTTCCATAGGAATTGGTTGCTGTCGAAGTTCTTTCACCGTTTTGCCACCAAAATACTTGACTAGTATTTCTTCCCCTGACTATACAATTCCAAACATTTCTTTCTGTTGTCCCAGAGTTACTTGACGAATAAGGTTGAGCATCACCTCCAGCATCTCCATAATAACCATTAATATTATTTCCCTGCTCATGGGTCCAAGTTCCATACCCACCATAAGCCTGATCCCAAGGATTTCTACGACCTGATGTATAGCTGTGTTTTAACCACATTACTACTGTCTGCTCACTAGAAAAATCTAAAGACCCAGTTCCATTAGTAGAAATTGTAGCAAAATCATCAGTACCATCAAAGGTAATTACACCATTAGATATAGACGGACTACCAGAAAAAGTGGCATGATTACCATTACCGCTCAAATCGCTCCACGTTGTTCCACTACCCGGATAACTTTTAGGATTAGCAGCATCTAATGATAATGATAAATCAGTTAAAGGTAGTGAAGCTCCATACAGAGTTGCCATTCAATTTATCCATTAGTTTTCAATTAGCATCATAGAAGTGTTAAACACAGTAGAAGTTGCAGATGCTGGTGTAACTCTAAGTCTGACGTTACCAGAACTTATATCTACATCATATGATGCTAAAGATGCATTTGTAAAAATAGAACCATACTCAGTAGCATGTGCTGTTGTACCATCATGGACAACAAGAATCTTTGTCATATGTCTCTCACCATTAGAAATGGCTGTAACATTTACTTCTGCTCCAGAATATGTAGAAGTGCTGAATGTATCCAAGTTTGTCTGTGATGTAGATGTTGTAGTAATCGTAGAAGATACAAACGAATGATTCGTTTGAATAATATCATTAGTAACTGTGAGGTCATTACCAATTGTAACATCGTTTGGAAGACCTACTGTTACTCCAGCACCTTCGGAACCAGAACCAGAGACTTCTACTTCGTTAGTAGTACCTGAAATCGTTGCTACATAGTTGCCAGTTGTATCTGTGCCAAGTGCAACAGAGTTTGGCTGAATAGTAGCTGTAAGAGTTCCGCTTGCTAAATTAGTAAGAGTAACAGAACCAGATAGATCACCACCTAAAGTAATTACAGGGTCAGGCCTGTTTGTAGTATTAGTCCAGTCAAGATAGTATGAACCTTGTTGACCGTCTAACTTGTCTGCATCTAAGTTTGTCCCAGAGCCATCTACTGTTAACAACTTAGAGAGAACATCAGAAGCTGTATAGGAAGATGAATTTAATTTAGTTCCAAGCTGGGTTTGCACATAGTTGTTAGATGCAAATGTTCCAGTTAAATAGTTATTGGATACGTTACCTGAACCAAACTGAGTTAATGTGTCCTGCAGATAGTTGTTAGAACTGAAGGTAGCATTTACATAAGTGTTGGTAGCTCTTAAACCGATGGAAGTAGTAATTGTGGTGGAGAAGTTTGCATCATCTCCGAGAGCAGCAGCCAACTCATTAAGAGTGTCTAAAGCTGCTGGTGCAGCATCAACCAATTCAGCGACTTCTGATGCTACGTGTGCTGTGATGTAAGCATTCGAAGAGAATGTAGAAGTAAGATAAGCATTTGCTGCAAATCTTCCGTCCACATAGTTATTCGAAGTAAAGATAGACTTTACAAAGTTGTTAGATGCAAGACTGGTCTTGGCTACACCACCAAGAGTAGCAGCATCGACATTGGTAAGGGCGGAACCATCACCAGATAAGTCGTTTGCCGACAGGGTATTGGTTACATCAACGTTACCGCCAGTAACTGCAAGACCGTCTAAAATTCGAAATGTACTACGTGCCATTTGATCCTCCTATTGTAATAGATATTTATACTATGACGGTCTTAACTACCTTTGATCTCAAACTAGAGAGAACCAATGGCTCAAGAATCAACTCAACGTTAGCTCCATTATATACTACAGATAAATCTCCTAATACTTCATTAGATGTGAAAATTTGTCCATATTCTGAGAATGTGACGTTCGAAACGCCATTGTAAGTTGCTAGTATTTTAGATACTTGTGTTTCGTCACCATTTCCTCTTTCTAGATGAACAAGGTACTCAAGAGAAACTTTTTCACTTCCGTGTGAGTAAGTATCAATTACAGCACTTGTATTACTAGCAGTACTTACACCCTCCAACTCAAACTTTTCAGTTACGTTATTGTAGCTTTGTGTATCTACAACGTTAGTAAAGACGTTGTTCCCCGAACCAATAATCAGAGTGTCTTCTATTATAACATTTGAAGAGAATGTTTCGTTTTGATCTTTACGAGCAAATGATGTTGTAATGTAATTATTAGTAGTAAACGTATTAATAAGATAGCTGTTTGAACTAAATCTTCCTTCAATGTAGTTGTTTGTTACAAAAAAGTCAGCCACATAATTGTTCGATGTGTATACATCTTTATTGTAATTGTTTGATCCGAAAGTAAAGTTTACATACGTGATGGGAGCAAATCTGCTTTGCACATATGTGTTAGAACTAAACGTATCATTTACATATGTGTTAGTTGCTCTAATAGATACAATATTATTTACGTAAGTGTTACTCGCTTTTGAGTCTAGTATGGGCTGTAAGTAGTTGTTTGATACTTCGCCTTGCTCAAACAAATTTAACTGATATTGTAGGTAATTATTAGAACTAAATGTCCCAATGACAAATGTGTTCGTTGCTTTGCTATCAAGTATTGGCTGAATGTAATTGTTAGATACTTCACCCTGCTCGTATGCAGCTAATTGTGCTTGTAGATATGCATTGGAACTAAACGTATCATTTACATATGTGTTAGTTGCTCTAAGTCCAAATCTATTAGTCACATTAGATGAAAAACTTGGATCGTCACCGATAGCTGATGATAGCTCTCCTAGAGAATTTAAACTTGCAGGTGCAGATCCAACTAGTGTAGAAATTTCAGACGACACATATGACTGTAAATATGAATTAGCACTAAATGTAGAAGTGATGTAGCTATTAGATGCAAATCTACCGTCCACGTAATTGTTGGATGTAAAGGTAGAATTAACATAAGAGTTAGTAGCTTTAGTATCTACAATGTTAATTATATAATTATTTGAAGAGAATGTAGAAGTAATATATCCATTAGTGGTAAAGTTATCGTTTAAGTAACTATTAGAAGTAAATCTATTTTGGATATAATTGTTGCTTGTAAATCCAGTTGAATCTATTCCATCCAGTGTTACTGCATCTACTACAAGCAACTGATTGTTTATGTTGTTAACTAAAACTTGTAGATAAGAATTGGAACTAAAAGTAGAATTTACGTATGTATTGGTAGCTCTTAAACCAATAGATGTAGATATGGTAGTAGAAAAATTTGCATCGTCATTTAGAGCAGCAGCTAACTCATTAAGAGTATCTAATGTCTCTGGAGCAGAATCTACTAAGTTTGTTAATTCCTGACTTACAAAATATTGTAGGTATGTGTTTGTAACATCGGATGTTGGTATTAAAGCTAAAGAATCTTGCAGATAAGCATTAGAAGAAAAAGTGGAAGTGGCGTAGCTATTGGTTAACTGATCCCCTACAAGGATACCGCCAGCAGTTACACCATCACCAACAAAAATTCTTCTAGTGTCTATAGTAAAGATAGGCTCGCCTACATCAGGAGTAATGCTAAGACGATCAGCTTCCAAACCTCTCCTTATTTGTAGGGACATTTACAACTCCAATATTTTTATCCTATGTTCTATTTATCCATTTAGATACGATAGGAATCTTTTTTGCAATAATAGGCTTCATCAACATGGCAATTTCTGTGTGTTCTTTCTGAGTACCATTAGCTTGCCTAAGATCAAGATAATGTAACCAAGACCTTAATGTCCCGTTCATCGTCATCCGAGTCATCTGCATACCTTCCGGTAGAATAACTCTAGCACATTCCTTGGCCATGTTGTTCTCTAAAGCCCACTTATAAGCCAAAGTGACTTCATGCTGCAGTTGTTGCTGTTTAGCTTCCCATTGTCTCTTTAAAACATCGTCATCTGTCTCAATTGAGTTTTGACGATTTTTAGTGTCTTGCAATCTAAATTCTCTTGTTGTCATTCCGAGCTGAGTCGTCTCTGCATATCTTTGAGAAAACTCTTGGTAAGAGAAGGATCTGTGACGTAAAATCTGTCGTGCAATGTCTCTTGGACAGTCAATCTCAAAAACAAGATTTACCATTTCCAAGGGAGACCAGTGTGCATGTTCAATTAAATAATCAATCAATCTAGGGGCCGTATCGTAGTTGTCTTGATTGTCTGGATTACTCACTCTCGCACAATATGCAATCAAGCCAGAAGAATCTGGGATGTTTGTTTCTTTTTCAGGCTGAGTCATTGCAAGAAGTCTTACCTTGTTCACTACATAAAATCCTTAAATTTGTTCATATTAAATTTCTCTCCAGTGTTGGTGCTATCGAAAACTGGTGAGTCCATAACGTCATCATGTGCTGAATTGTCAACATTATATAGTCTCATCTTTTCCATATCAACGCCAACAACAAACCTCTTGTTCTTGTTCTTGTCAGCATATCTATTCTTAAGCTGCTTAACCATGATCTGACCAAGCTCATCTAATTGGTCATTTCTTGTTAGAGCGACCATAAAGTCTGCCGTTGCAGGAAGACCAAAAGACTCAGCAACATCTTCAATATCAACATCAGAGTTCTTGAAACCTGATCGAGTGGTCTGTGTCGCCGTAACGACAGGTGGACCGTGTTCAACAGACAACCCCCTCAGTTCTTCCGAAATGCTCTTAATAATTGTGTATGAGTTCATACCAGAGCCAGCAGACACTCTAGAAGATGTCATAATGTTAATATAGTCAACGTAAATGATGTCGGGCCAAAACTTCTTCTTAAGCTTAAGTTCATTCAAAAGAACCCTGAAGTGATTTACATTTGCCTGTGCTGTAGGATATTCTTTGGTAAGAAGTTTACCAGTTGTTCTATCACTAAACTTCTTTACCTTTGATAGGAAGTTTTCTTTGGAAAGTTGTATGATGTTTTCAATAGAAACATCAAGAATGTTGGCATCAAGTCTCTCAGAGATTTTCTCCTCTGCCATCTCCAAAGTAATGTAAAGAACGTTCTTTCCCATAGCTAGATGAGCACCAGCAAAGTGTGTCATTGTTAATGACTTACCGACATTCGGTCCTGCCATAAAAACGTTAAGGGTCTTGTTCTCAAACCCACCTCTGGTAATGGTGTTGAAGAGATCGATATCAAACGGAATCTTATCATTCTTACGATGATAAAAATCATAACGTTTTTCTGCATCTTCAACGTAATCGTGTCCAACATCAGTATCAAACGACACCGCTAAAGCGTCTGTAAGAATCTTTGGAATCGCACCCTTGGTCAGGCTCTTGTTCTGACCATCAACAATCTCAATAGACTGCATCAAAGCGTTATAGACAGCCTTTTCCTGACAAAACTTCTCCGTAGCATCAGCAAGCCAATCTATCTCAACATCATCATCAACCTGAAATCCAGTAATCAGATTTTTAATGCTATTAAAATCGTCTTCAGAAATGTTGTCCATTTCTTCAAGATCAACAACCAAAGACGTTTTAGTTGGATTTACGTTATACCTTTCAATATGATCCTTTATCATCTTAAGAGTAATCTTATGACTCTTCGTACTGAAGTAAGCCGAATCAATAAACGGAAGAACCTTTCTAGAGTACTTCTCGTTTATTGCTAAATTCGTTAGGATCAAATCTTCAATCATTGACCGTACTTAAACTCCTCTGCTACGGCTTGTTCAATCTTTTCCATTATTGAATCAGTAAAGTATTCTTCAGGCTTCTCATAAACATGTTTAGCGAACACAGAGGCCAACTCATCTGGGAACTTGTATCTAGCACCAGATTTTTCGACAATGCCTTTACTTTCCGCAAATTCAAGAACACCATGCCACTTGCTTAATCCAGTCTTATAGTTAAGAAGAAGTTCTACCTGTGAATTTTCTTTACTCAGTCTAGACTTGTTCATCTTCACAGTAATTATATTGCCTGTAAAGTCTGTACCCTCTTTGACCTTTTTCTTAGAAAGAAAGGCAATGGTCGATGCAGCAAACTTAAGACCAGAACCGCCACCCATGTCCTTCATAGGAACATAAGATCCTATGACCTGATACACATGGTTGGTGATCAACAAAGGAACCTTAGCACGGGCAAGCTTTAAGGTCAGAGTTCTAAAAGTTCCCTTAATGACTTGAGATTTAGTCATGTCTCGGGTGTCTTTGCCATCATGAGAGTCTTGCATCTCTTTCTTAGTTGACATCATACCCAAAGAATCGAGAACCATCATCATTGGAGGCATCTCCTCTTCTTTGGTTCCTGCCGTCATATATTTGTCCAGAAACTTCAAAGAATGAGTACGAAAAGACTCAATAGTATCTGGTTCAGCTAGAATGACTCTATTTACGTCAATTCCCCTCTCCTCCATCATCTGCTTTGTTACTGCGGCCTCTGTATCGTAGTAAACAACACCTGATTTGGGATTGGCCTTCAAAAACTCTCGAACAGCAGACAACACAAAAAATGTCTTACCTGTTGCAGGATCTCCGGCAAAGGCAGTTACCTTGTTGTTTGGAACGCCACCATAAAGACTACCAGAAAGAACCGCATTTAACATTAGACAACCCGTGTCAATGTATCCAGTAAACTCAGCGGCACCTTCACCATCGGCCAAAATGCTGCTATCGACATCTTTCACTTCGTCAGCAAGATTTCTAAAAAAATTGCTCATAAAAAGCTCCTATAAAAATGGAAGGGTGTTTCTCTTTTCGTGTTCCCATCCTATAGCATTGAGGATGGCTTTCATAGGCTCAAGATAACCCTTTTCGAATTGTATCTTGTAATCCACGTACTTTTCAAGTCCAAATTCACTCGGCAATCCAGACGAACACGAAATCACGTTATCTTTAACCGGGTTAGGGAGCTTTAGATAACAAAATTTTACTTTATCAGCATCCTTTATTGGCTCATAAAGATTTTTTAGTCCATAATCTTCGATGGCTTTGTTGAAGATTAAAGATCCTCTTACCGCAATCGGTGTACCTTTCTTATATATTGTCGTATCATCTCTGTATCTTTTTACGTTATTTGCTGTTCTGGGAAATGCGACTTCATCAAACGTACAATTAAAATGATCCCTTTTAATTTTTGATATGAAATCTTGAACCTGATTTTCATCAGTATCCATAATTAATCTTATTGTATCCGTGATATACTGTCTGCAGATTGTAGGTGTAGATGACTTGATAGCTTCGATACCCATCATCTTGAGTTTCGGCGTATCATACACCTCGTTCTCATTAACATACATATTAAGAATGTAACGTTTCTTTGCTGTCCAAATACCCTTGTCAGCAATACATTCTCTTTTCATACTCATCTTTTGAGAATGCGCTCTAGTGTAGTCAGCCAACTCTTGATAAGCTTTTTCGATAAATGGTTGGATCTTTTGCTCACATACTTTGTCCAAGAAACGAACAATCTTCTGTTTTGGAACTTCAGATGTGTCACCGAAAGTAAGTTTAACCAATTTATCAAAAACAACATAAACAGAGTCAGTATCTGACGCAACAATGAAATCCTCATCGGTAGTCCCTACAACTTTATTCAGGTAATTGTTTAGTTTTTTCTGTATCCATCGAATAGCAAGCTGTCCAGACAAGGTAATCGACTCAGCATAACTATTATTAAACCACCGGAACCACTCGTTAGCCAAAGCTCCATAAGCAGAGTTCAATTGAATCTTTTTTGCCATCTGCATGTTGTGATAACGTGTGATCTCTAATTTATATTTTTGTTCGCCCGTCTCTTTATACTTCCTAGACGATTCTTTCATCATGTTCTTATATTTAACACGATCTTCATACATAGTTTCCATAAGCTCTGCCAAAAAGCCTTGTTTTTTCTTTGAAAAGACAAACCCAGAAGCAGCCATGCAGCAATCTGTTTCATCAAGGCTTTTTTGTATGGCTTTCATATTTTTACTGCGAGAAAGTATGCTATCCACAGTAACACTTTGACCGACATGACCTTTAAAGGTGTCGGGTGAAATGTTGTACTGCATGATCAAGTGTGGATACAGCGAATCAAGGTCAAAGGAACATACCCAATCATACATTCCCGGTTTAGGCTGCTTAACATATCCACCTTTAATCTTATCACCTTTTTCAACATCCAAAGGTTTTCCCGGAACTACAATATTTTTCTTTATAAGATGATTGTGAATAATCACATCCCACATCTTTACAGATGTCAAAGAATCTGAAAAATTTACTTTTGCGTCATATGCAAGAGTGTACACCAACTCCAACAAACCAAGCTTTTCATCAAGCCTCTGAACAAGCTCAACATCTTTAATGTTGTATTCAATGAACTTTTGATGATCGTTTTTATGTAAAGCCAAAAGTGACCCATGCTCTGAGTAATCTACCTTTCTCTCACCAAGCTCAACATTAGCGATGGTGTCGAGTCTATAGTTCTCTTGTGCCTTGTAAGTAAATTTTTTATACAAAATGATGTAATCAAGAACAGTTAGACCCTTTATGTCTTTGAGTTTTTGTGTCTCTTCTCCAAACTTTCCACGTTTAGTGATAGTTTTATCGAAGATGGTATCCCAAGGCGACAATCTTTCAGCTATCGATTTACCAGCCACACGCTCAAATCTATTGATCATGTAAGGAACATCAAAGCCCTCAACGTTCCATCCCGTAACAACGTCGGGATTTATTACTCTCCAATCATTTACGAATTCAAGTATCAGAGAAAGTTCATCTTCACACTTTTTATACTGAACATCTTCTCTATGATTAACATAATCACCTATACCGTAAGCGTAATAAGTCCCATCGTAATACATCGTTATTGCTGTTATGGGCTTTAAGGCTTCTTCAATGTCAGGAAACCCATCATCAGCAGCAATCTCAATATCAATATTTACAACACGAATATATTTGGAATCGTACCGAACATTGTTTTTGAACATATTGTTTATGAATGGATAGAGACCTAATTCCATTCCAAAATATTCACGATTTACTGTCTCTGTAATTTCTTGACGTGCCTTTTTAAGCTCAGCCCTGTCTTTAAAATTTACCTGTACAACACCACGGCCATCCATAGTCTTTAAAGTTGTATCAAAATTTTTTGGTGCTGCCTCATAGTGGGAATGTTTAATTCTATGTTTTTCCTCAAAAAGCTCACCGTTGTCATATCCACGAATATGAAAGTAATATCCAAGCGTATCGCATCGTGTGTAGAATTTCATAGCATTTCCTTCATTTACCGAATTTTATCACACACGCTTTCAACAAAAAAGCCCCCTTTCGGGGGCTTTAGTTTTTTACGACTCTATTTTATATTCTTTTGGTCGTTGCTCTTCAGGAATATTTTTGACAAGCTTGATCTCTAAAATACCTTGTCTTAATTTCACCGAATTTACCTCAACGTATTCTCCCAATGTGAATCTCTTTTCGAAATTCTTCATCGAAATGCCACGATGATGGTAGCTATAATCTATCTCACTACCTTCTTCTTTCTGTCTCTCGCCTTTTACAGTCAAGATTCTATTGGCAGCAGACCCATCATGAACAACCTTTAACTCACTCTCATCAAAGCCGGAAACAGCAAACTGAATAATTATATTTTGTTCGTCTGTTTCAATGATGTTGTAGGGTGGGTAACTTTGTTGTTGTGACGATAAATTTTCAAGGGTTTCTAATGTTTTTTCTAAACCAATGAAAAATGGTGAATTGTAATATACCTTGTTCATACGCTTTCTCCTTATATAAAGCAAAAAAGAACCATTGAACCCTTTCGGCATTCAATGGTTCTATTTATACAAAATGTAATTAGAGATCAAGGTATTCTTTTAGATCCTATATTATACTTCGGCACTAATTCCCATTGTTCCTTCTCTTTGTAAGGAACAACTTTAATTTGGCTCATCGAAGCTACAGGATCTTTTGTCTTATCTGAATCTTTAACTTTCAGGAGGTTCCATTCAGCAAGGAGATTTGCAATAGTATTGAGTCTGCCTGTGTCGTTTTCTTCCATATTGGAAGGTTTACCGTCCAAAGCAAACATCTGTTTGAAATGAACAATATAATACTTACCTTGTTTATGGAGAATGTGACAGGATTGGAAAAGCTTCTTTTCCTTCCTAGAGGATACACCTATCCTAGTAAGTGTCTCTCTAATTTTACGAAAGTCATCTTCACCTTCAAGATTAACCTCAACAAACGAATCAATAATATCTGCGTTCATGCCCCACCTTCATCATACATTTCTTTCAGCACATCTAATTGTTCTTTCGACAACAGCTTCATTACCTGCTTTGTTTTATGCTGATTATATTTATATATTTTAGATACTAGCCTTTCATCTTCTGTGAAATTATTTTTAGGCCAAGGTGTAAACCTTTTTCTTTTCCTGACAGAATTAAAAAGATAAGAGTAATGTCTGTTATTTGGTATCTCAGGTCTCATGTTCATTTCGTTAGAGAACAAGATTGTATCAGGATACAAAGAGAAAGCCTTGTTTATGATGTAAGCATCATACTCTGACCCTGTTTGTTCAACAGGGTCATTTTCGACAGAAATATTTTTCACATAGTCGAAGAGCTTCACTTGAACATACACCCCGCCATAATCTCTGTTAAACACGCTGTCACGTTGATATCAGGATTCGCCACAAAAGCTTGCTTGTACTGATAATCTGCAAGAATCATAACAAGCTGTGCAATCGAAGCTTTTTCAAGATAATAAATAGACATTGTATAGATGTTTGAGAACAGAGTGTCTGGATGAATGTCGTTGTTGTGAGAAACCCACTTACGAACTTCCGTGAAGTTCTTTTCTTTTAGATATTTGAACAGTTGACTGTATGCTTCGTCAAAGGAACTAACGACATCTGCACTAAGCTCTCCTGTCGATGAATGATACTGAACCTCATTTAAGATTTTCCTGAAGTCTGGAAAGTGCCTTTCGAGAAGCAAAACTAGAGTCTTCTTGTCGTATTCTACACCTTCAGTCTCAAGAATACTCTTAAGACCTTTGAAGAATTGACTTGCAATCTGTGGTTTTTCATCCTTTGAAAATTTAAACTCTACGTGAGAACATCTTGACCTTAAAGGCTGTAAGATTTTGTTGACGTAGTTACAAGTTAGGATAAATCCACAGTTCTTTGAAAACTCTTCCATAAAGTTTCGGAGAGCAGGTTGTGTTGAGTTTGGATTAAGATAGTCAGCCTCGTCAAGTATGACATACTTCCTACCGCCTGTCATCGAAACTGCAGAAGCAAACTGTTTAATCTTCACCCTCAAAGTATCAATGTTCCCATCTAGGGAACCGTTGATCACAATATAATCACAACCCAACTCATCCAACATGGCTTTGGCAACCGTAGTTTTACCACAGCCAGAAGAACCAGAAAATATCAGGTTTGGTAGATTCCCTTTGTCTACAAACCTTTGCAGCTTCTCTTTGATACTTTCTGGTAAAACAACATCTTGTACTCTTTTGGGACGATATTTCTCAGCCCAAATACAATCATCAACAATCATACGTCACCTCGTACACTGACAGCATAAGTCACAGGAATCTGCTTTGTCTTGAAGACGCCAAAGGGAGAATTAGGATCCAAACATACATCATAGTCCCCGTCCATAAGCTTTAAGCTATCAAACGAAAATGTAATAGGTCCGCTATTTTCTTGATCTGTCGTAGTGATAACTGTTGTCCAGTCGTCAATCGTGCCATTGTCCATATCAATTGCTCTGGCAATGATCTTACCGTCAGCACACTCAAACTGAACTTCAGGCATATCCAAAAGAGCAGCAGCTTTACGTAAAACAACCACATCATTTTTGGTCATTGCAAAGTTCAATGACCCAGAAAAAGAAGTCACGTTAGTGGGATCCACTTTTTTGTGGATAATCATACTCTTGTCAGCATACTGATAATTTACACTATGTTTTCCTGAACTAATCTCAACAGACTTGTCACCAAAATCAAATTCAGGATCAGGCATCATGGAAACAATGTTAAGAAATCTTGACAATTCATAAATGCCAAAAGGCTTGTCAAAAAATTCATCTACCTCCACAAATGCAAAAACATTATTATAGGGAGAGGTAGTCTGGATCAAAGACCCAGACTCCACGTAAACAGAAGGGTTGATAGTTGAAAAGTTTTTCAACACATCAAACGTTTCCTTGTGTATTTTCATCACTTTTTCATCTTCTTAAGCTGGTTCATATCTGCTGTGGCAACAGCACCAATCTGCGCCAATGCTCCAAGACTACCACCAAATATATATGAACCGCAATGCTTAAGTTCCATCCAAGGACACAGCCAGACTTTCATTCCAGCTTTACGTGTATTGTAACAAAACATATAATCTTCTGATAGATATCTCTTAGATTCAGGATCAATAATACAATCAAAGTAAGCCATAATCTCTCTAGAACCATCGAAGTTTGCGGTTCTGACATGATCAGGCTTGTACTTATATTCGGGATAGATCTGGTCATACTTTTCAAATGTTTCACGACGAATCATCATAAAACCAGTACCAGCTTCACCAACTTCAACAGGCTCATTAACCGGAACAGCTTTTTGTCCTGCTACCGGATTAAAAACATAATCGCCCACAAACTGTTCAAGTGTATTTGGATCATCATCAGCTACACCTTGATCAACTGCCATCTTGATCTTTTCCCATGAGATGTTCTTTTTTGGATATGCTCCAGCAATAATGTCATATTCAGATTCTTCATCTTGCAAAGCCATAAGTGCAAGCACGTCTTTAGGATTAAATCCAATGTCCGAGTCAATAAACATAAGGTGCGAGAAACCAGATCTGATAAACTCATCAACACAATAGTTTCTAGCTCTTGTAATTAAAGACTCGTTGAAAAGGTAATAAAATCGAATCTCGATATTATATTTTGCACAAACAGCGGCTAAGTCTGCGGTCGATCTAGCAAACATGCCGTGACATTGACCGCCATACATAGGTGTTGCTACAAACAATTTCCTTTTCTGCAATTCCTCAATAGAAATTTCAGTTTTCATCATATACCTCGTTTTAAGTTAAACAGATTTTTCACCATAATTGCCTTGGTACGTACCATTGCTTTCTGATTCAAGAATGAGGTACTGACCAACTCTAGTACCTTTTTTAATTTTTGCTGTTCCTGATGTAACAACCATAAGAGCAACCATAGATCCTTTGTATCCAGTATCATAAAGACCAGAACAAAGATAAACGCCGTTTCTGATCAAAGAAGATCTGCTGATAACAACACCTGCCTCAGACTCTCCGATTTCAACATTATTTTTCATAATGATCTTGTAAGATCCCGGCTGTAAGACATAAAACCCATCCGTCTGAACTGGCATCTTTGATGTGATTCTATGTTTCTTGTCAATTTCGTCCAAGACGAAATCAGACGACTCAATTTTCTCCACTTCTTCTAAACGAATATCTACAGCATTTGGTTGAACATCGCCTTTCTCTACGTTAGTAATTTTAGTAGAAGTAAATTGTGATTCAGGATGCAGAAGCATTTTTACTTTCCTCTTCAAAAGTGTATATCATCAATATAATATAATGTATTGCTTTTAACAGATCTTTTTTGTTTTTACCATCTTTTTTTCCGTATCTAAGCAAATATTTTAAAGAATTATCTCTAGCAGTCATTTCAAGTGTACCTAGAGCTTCCCAAACATCAACAGCTTGCATATCGGTTTTCTTGCTTTTGTAGTGCTGGCTATAGGTTGACTCAATATACTCTTCAATCTCGAATAGAATTTCATTTTCTTTGTATTTGAATTCAGTCATTTTTGGCCCGACATCTTCTTTCTGTTCTTAAGAGCTTGCTGTCTATGATAAGACGTAGCCTTATTGTAGAACACCTGACCGTTGATGTTGTCAATATGATGAAGAAGATTTCTTGCAGTTAGACCTACAAATTTCTCTACGTTAAACTCACCATTGATGTCCTGAAATCTAATGCGAACACCAGAGGGTCTTTTGACCTTACAAACAACATCACTTCTAGTTATATCGGTTTCATCCAAATATATATCCTCACCAAATGTAGTCGTAATAACAGGATTAAACATTGCAAAAATTGGATCTGTGTCCAAGACAATCACTCTTGCATTCAAACCAATTTCGTTTGCAGACAAAGCCAATATCTTATGTTTTCTTATTGTACCGATCATGTCGGTAGCCAATTGTTTAGGGTCTTCAATAGGATTGTTAAAATCAAAAGGGTCTAACTTTGTTGTTAGAATATCGTTCTTAGAGTCTACAAGTTCTCTATCTTCCATTATGCTACCTTACTAAAACCTTTCACTTTTTCGAACTTTATAACATTATCAAAGGAATCATGTAATTGATCCCCTTTATGGCTAATGATGACGATGTTAGACATGTCATCCGTTTCATTGATCAGTTTCATAAAATCATCCGTTCCTCCCGAATCAAGAGAGGAGTCAAACACTTCATCCATGATCAAAATATTTGTGGAAACACTATTCTTGAGTTTAGCAATCTTTCTCCACGTAAACAGGAGCGCAAGATCAATTCTAAACTTCTCCCCCTCGGAAAAAGAATCATAACTAAAGACATCTCTATGTCTGGACAAAATCTTCTCTGAGAAGCTTTCATCAAGCTCAAAACTGACAAAAAAGTCCATAGCCTGTAAATACTTGTTGATAAGAGAATTCATAATGGGAACATATTGTTTTACGATCTTGGATTTAATTCCACTATCTTTCAACAACGACACAGCAACCTCAAGAATGCTGGCCTCTTCCTTTAAGACAAGATATTCTTTTTTCAATTCTTTGAATTCGCCTTCAAGCTTAAGAAGCTCACTATCGTCCTGATCTTGTTTACGCTCTTTATTGAGTTTATCGATTTCACGAACAATGTCAGAGACATAATTATTGTTCATTCTTATCTCATTATTTTTCTCAGACAACTCAATATTTTTTTGAGTCATCTCTTCAAGAATGTTTGAGATTTTATCGATTCTAGAACTGATCTTCTGATTTTTTTCTGAAAGAGAATTCAGACCTTCTTCATAATCAGATATTTTTTTAGATTTTGATACCTTAATTTCATCTCTGAAAGTGTCGTTGATGTCTTGATGACACGTCGGACATTGATCATTTTTTTCATAGAATTCTATATCTTTTTTGATCTTACTAACTTTTTGTTTGATTCCATATTCTATCTTTTGAATCTCATTCATCTTTTGCGTAAGATCTTTATTCTGCCTTTTAACATCATTAAAATCAGAAACGTGCTCGACAAGAATATTAACTTCTTTCTGAGCGTCTTCTATTTTTGATTTGGTTTCATCTATTTTTTTGTTGTAGTTGGTTATAATTTCCTCAGTGTTACGATTAAGTTTTTTCTGAGTTTCTTTAAACATCCTGATGCTTTCCTCTTTTAGACTTCTTTTGTCAGTATTTTGGGAAAGTTTGGTCTTTAAAGAAGATATTTCATCTTTAACCAAACTGCTCATAGATGAAAAAATCTTAATATCTAAAATGTCTTCTATTACCTCTCTTCGGGAAGTTGTGTTCAATTGCATAAAGGGAACAAAGGATGCTGATCCCACAATAACTACCTGACAGAAAGACTTGTAGTTTAGTTTAAGTATATTCTTTTCAAGAACCTCTTGGTAATCCTTGTTTGCTGCATCTTGACTCAACAGTTCACCATTCTTGTGGATCTCGAACACATTGGGCTTTATGCCTCTTGTTATCTTGTATTTATTTCCACCAGTCTCTAATTCTAACTCGACAAGACAATTTTTCTTGTTGATAGAATTTATGAGTTGAGGCTTGTTAATTTTTCTAAACGGCTTGTTATACAAACAAAATGTCAAAGCATCTAGAATAGTAGACTTGCCTGACCCATTGTCACCAATGATCAGTCTGGTTTTGTGATCTGCTAAATCTACTTCGGTAAAAACGTTTCCTGTAGACAGGAAATTCATCCAACGAATTTTCTCAAACTTAATGTACATTATTCCGCATTCATTGCCTTGTAGTAGATGTCGTGGATCTTGTTTTTGAGTTTATCAAGATCCACGTCAGTTTCAATCATGTCAACATATCTATCCATGATCTCTCTGGTGTTTTCAATATTGTCTAAATCTACATCCGAACTTCTCTCTTGGTAGATCATTGTCTCATCGACAATCTTAACCTCAAGAGGAGAAAAAGACTCTAATTCACCGATGAATTTGTCAAACTCTTCAACGTCAACCTTTTCCTTAACAACAACACGAACATAGTGGTCTTTTACGTCTACCTCTTTAGCAGACTTCTTGTACTTTCCAGAACCGTCTACAACGTACTTCGTGTAGATGTCGTATGGATTCTCAACAAAAGTCAGTTCCAATGTCTCTGTGTCCAAAACATGAAACCCTTTGACGTAACCATAGTCAGACCAATTCATCTGGTACGGGCAACCAAGATAGTATATTCCGTTGCTGTCCGATCTGTGATGAAAATGTCCAGATAAAGTTTTTTCAAACTTTTTGAAAACAGAGGCACTCAGACCTTCTTTACTGAGTTGTCCCGGATGCATCGCAAATCCTTCGATTTCAAGATGACCTATACACAAACGAGACTCAGAAAGCTTCAACATATCCATGCTTTGTTTGTGGTTGTCGTTACAAATCCAAGGAAGATACAGAGCCGTAACACCAAAAAGATCTACTTCCTCTGGGTCTTTGTAGAAGTTAATATTATTATAACGTCTGACAACTTCATCAATAGCATTAATCTGATTAGTATTCTTGTAGAATGTGTCATGATTGCCAACAATAATATCCATCTCCATACCCATTTCTTCTAGAGGCTGAAGAAATGTCTTCCTGAGATTATGTGCTGTCAGAAAGTTGATATACTTTCTACGATCAACAACATCTCCAAGATGCACAACCTTGTCTATTTTGTTTTTCTTTAGGTAAGGAAAAAATACCTTATCAAAAAATTTTTCAAAATAGTTGTAGTAGTTAACATTATCATTTCTAACACCATAATGTGTATCGGCAATCAAAACAATCTTAGCCATTCTTTTCGTCGTGCTTCTTCTCTAGCTCGTCCATGTAATCATTTTGTATATACGTATCTGCATACGGAAGCGTGGCCTTGTCAGAAAGTGAGTAGTCCACAAGCTCCTGATTTACGTATTTGTAATCATAGTACTTTTTCTTAATAAGGAGAAGCTTTTTCTCTTTCTCGATCTTCCTAATAAACGCATTCCAGATGATCTGTGTGAAATAAGCAAAAGGATTGCTTCCCTTAGCAGGATCAAACTTCATAACGGCTTCGAACGCATTTTCAATACCATCACCAATCATGTCCTCTTTAAAAATATACCCAGAGTAATTTGGTTTGGTGGCCAATCGAGTTGCAATTGTCTGTAAACAAATAGCAATGTCGTTAGAAATAATCGGTCTTTCTTCACCGAGCTTATCTGCTTCATAACACTCTTTCTGATGCTCAACTAGCCTGAGATAAAACGTCTTGTTGTCGATGTAATTTACTGGTGTTTTCTTTTTCATATATCAAACTCATAAACTTTAAAATTAAATTTTTCCTCAGTATATATCTTTAGACGTGCTTTGAAATGAAGATAAGTATAATTCTCTTTTTTCTTATACTTGATATCGTCAGAGATGTCGTAAATGACAGCTTTGTTTTTAATAGAAGATTTTCTGAGACCCCTACCAATCGACTGAAGATTCCTGATTCTGGATTTAGACGGAGACGCAAAAACAACATTATGTAAATTTTTAATGTTCACTCCGGTACTGAATACGCCATAAGACGCCACAATAATTACATCATCATTGTTCTCCGCATACTTTCTAACATACTCCCGGTCTTCTGCTTTAGTCTTCCCGTCTACGTAAAAAACGTCCCTACCTCTATCCTTCAAAAGATCGAATAATATCTTACCTTGCTTGTCTACCATCTGGAAAAGAACAAGAGTGTTGCCTTTGCTTGACAGGGCTAAATTTCTTATGAATTTATTTCTCTTGTCGTTAGAACAGAGGTAGTCGATCTCCTGTTGGTAAGTCGCACCTTTCATAAACTTTCTAACTTCATCAGAGTGGCTTAAACAAACGCACTTTATCTTCATGTCGGCTAGGTGGTTTGCATCCATCAACTCCTTGGTGGTTGTAACTTTCCTAACAGCACCAAAAAGTCCTTCTAAAACAAGCTTGTTCGTGTACGAACCATCCAGTGTCCCTGTGAACCCAAACCTGTAAGGAACGTCTGTCGTCTTCTCCATAATCGATGTTAACGATTTAGCCTTGAACAAGTGAGCTTCATCCCCTATAATGACTTTATAAGGAAAATAAAAACTATTAGGTTCTTTGTGTATTGACTGCCACGTAGAGATAATGACAGGCTTATCTGAAACCTTTTCCTTACCAGACATGACACAGTGAATGTTATCTATATCATACCCATAAGAAACAAAATCATCTCTCATTTGATAAACAAGAGAAGTTGTAGGTACGATGATAAGAGTCTTCTCTTCATATAATCTAGTTAATAGATAAATGATAAGAGATTTACCAGAAGCCGTAGGTGAGAGTAAAAGTGCTCTAGAGTTAGAAGTAGCATATTTTATAGCTTCAATTTGGTAATCTCTAGGCTTAATAGATTCAGGGACGCCAATGTCCCTGATAAAAGACTGAAAGTCTTTTATTGATAAAGGGTCTGTAGGAAATTCTACGCTGTACTCGTACTCTTTCTGTTCAAAGAACTCTTTGACGTGGCTTAAAAGTCCTGCATACAGTTTTTTCTTTCTGATGTTAAATAATCTTATTTTTCCGTCCCATAAATTTTTTTTGTATGCAGGACTAAATCTTGCACCGGGGACTTCAAATGTGAATAAATCACTCAGTTCGTATGCAACGTCTTCTGGACAATCAACATTTATATAAACTTCATTAACTTTTTTTATTTCTATCAATTCAAACCTTCTTTAAATCTTTCCCAGTCAATGATTGATTTAACCTGATATCCTCTATTGTTAATCTGCTGCATCACAGATTCTATAAGAGATATTTTTTCTTTCTGAAGTGCGACTCTGTTTGATATATCAATAATGTCATCGTCTTGCTGTATGTACATGTCTAAGTCTTGACGTAAAATCTTGAGTGGGTTTTGATTCCATCCCATCTCTTTAAGAGTATCTTTGTCTAAATCACCTCTATAGTATTCGTGCTTAACACGAAAAAGCTTTTTGTAATCAGACTCATATTTTTTAAGTTTAATTCTTTCTTCAGAAAGCATTCTAAGATACTTGGAATGTAATCTTGGAATTTTTAACGTTTCTTCTGTAAGAAGATCTCTTTCAAACTTGGAATCTTGATCCCAACTCTCATAGATATCTTTTATGTTCATCAACCACCAACTATTTCAAAATCATAATCTCTATAAGTGAATACTACTTGTGCCTTTGCAAACTGAGACGGATCTGATTGAGAATCAAAAAGTAAATCCGATAACTGAATAGGAAAAGCATCAGTAAACTTTAATCTTATATTAGGATTTTTAGCAGAAGTCAATATATTAATTGAAATATCTGAAAATAAACCAGTATCAGAAGCAGGTGCAGCATCTCTTACTGTAGAGTAATGATAGTTGCCCGGAAGCTTATAACTTTGATTTGTTACTCTACTCATCCAAGAGAAAATTTCTCTATAGTTTTCCATGTTCTCATCTACAAGAAAAGCAACGGATAAATCTGCAAAGAATAATCTATCACCTTGTAAAGGAGCGCCCTGAATCGGGTTTGGTTGATCAACACGACCAACAGAAATACCCGGAACATTAATAGACTGCACTGTGAAGTTTAGATCAGGGAGTCTTTTTACCCTAAATGTAAAATTATTAGGGTGGATATAGTTCAGAGAAGAGGGCTGTGAATTTTTGATTGCCATTATCTGTAGTACTGTACCAGTTTCTTTTTCTTCTTTGGTCTTGCCAGCTTAGCAAGCTGATAAGCGCCAATAGAACCTGCAGCACCGCCTAAAGCACCGCCAACACCAGCACCCAAAAACCCACCAACAGGACCACCTAAAGCAGAACCTAATCTGCCGCCATAGATAGAACCAGCAGTTGTTCCTGTTATACCACCTGCTGTAGTAGCAAGTTGAGGAACAGTATATGTTGGAGCATAAGGATCAAGATCTACTTTCTTGTAGTAAAGATCTTCTTTTTTACCTGCTTCTTTTAATTTTTTTTTATCTTTCTTAGTTCCAATGTTGCCGATTCTACGACCTAAAGCTAAACCACCACCAATCAAAGCACCTCCAGCAAGAGCAGCAGCACCAGCTTTCATAAGATTTGGTCTAAGATTTGGTCTGGAAAATGCAGTATCAATTGCAGCTTGTGTAGATTTAGACGCTGCTGCCGGAAAAGCATCTAATGCAGGATTAAAGTCAATCCTTTGACCTAAAGCTGTAACGACACCGGGTTCTGTTTTTGGAGCATTCGAAATTGGAACTTGTTGTTTCATAGGGTCTTGAACGCCCTTTTCAATAGCGGAACCAATATCTCCTAAATTAGGAATTTTAATGTTTAACTCTTTAATTAATTCTTTAGAATAGGACATACAACTCTCCAAAAATAATTCTAATACTATTTATAAAAAAAGGGGCCGAAGCCCCTTTTTTCCATAACAAAAACGTGCAGTTTCGATTACATCAAGTTTGAAACAGTTACTCTTCTGTAGTACTTGTTGGAATTCTGCTCGATACGACCAGAACCTTCGT